TTTATAATTATAAAATAAGCAAAGGAGGACAAAATGGTTTTAGTTAATGATAGTTTAAATACTATAGCTAATATATTTGCAGGAAGTGGAGTAGTTATAAGCCATACTGCTATAGGAACAGGAAGTGCTACTATATCGACAACTGATACTACTTTAACAAATGAAGTTGATAGGAATCAATTATTTCAACCTACTAATGATATTTTACAATTATTAACTGTTCAAAACAATACAGTTACTGCTCAAAGTGATTTTTCTTCAGTAGAAATGAGTGGAGTACAGTTAACAGAATTTGGAACTTTTAATAATTCAGTTGGTGGAACTGGTAATATGTTTAATAAAGAAAATATCGGAAGCATTGGATTTGATGGTACAATTGAACTGCAAGTAATAAATACATTCAGGTTTGTATCAGGAACATAAAAATGATTAATAATTATACAATTCAAAAGGGAGGTAAGACAAGATGACACTGTTACATACAAGATTTGTAAGTGGAACTCAATTAACAGCAGGAGCTATTGGAACAGGTAGTTTAATCGGAATAAGTGGATTAAATGATATGAATTCAAGAGCTAATTTTGCTAATTATGATTTTCCACAAGCAGGAAGCTTAGATTTTACATATACAACTGGTAGAATGACTCAAGTTATTTTCACTGGAGAAGACCAAAGTTATCAAACTGATATAGTTTATAATGGTGGTTTTGTAGGAAGTGCAGTAACTTCAGGAACAACTATTGGAAGTACAATTGTAGTAGAATTATTTAGTGACGGAACTAAGTATGTTTCAGGTTTAACAACTTTAGAATAAAATGGTAAATACAAGTATAGCATTAAATATGATTAGAGGAACTTATTTAGTAGGTGGAGATTACACAGAAGGAAGTATTGCAAGTAGCACAGTAGAAACAGAAGTATTAGATTTTGATATTCCAGCAAACACAGTTGCTAATGGTATTATTATATATGCATTAACAAGTGCAACTGCAGATGGTACAGCTCAAACATGTACTGCTAGAATTAAAACAGGAACTAACGGTTCAGAATCAACAAGAACTACAGTTGAATTAGATTATGATGACTCAGCTAATAATCAACATGGCGAGTGGTCTATATATGTAGAAGATACTCTTGATTGGACTGCAGCTCAAACGGTTTCTATAACTGTTCAAAATGAAAGTTCAGGTGCAGGAGATGTTTCTTATGGTCATGAGCTTGTTATTTTAGGATACTAAAATGGTAATTGATAAACCAGATAAGAAGATTAATTGGACACAGCTAGCAGAAGAAGCTAATATAACACTAGGAGGAATTAAAGTAAAAGGAAATAAAATTTATTTTCTTGATAATTCACAAATTGATGTAGATAAAATAACTACAGCATTAAAAACACATATTGCTACTTCAACTACAAAAGAATCAAGCTTCAGTACAACTCAGCTTTCACAAATTCAGCAACTAATTCAAACCGAATTAAGTAAATAAGTTCATAATCATAAAATGAATTTAATTGAATTTATAAAGAAAGCTTTAGGTTGTAAAGATGAAGAATTGAAAGTACAAATCGAAGATTTAAAAGTAGATATAGATTTATTAAATAATAAGTTTCAACTCTTAAAAGATTCAATCGGCACTGTTGATATAAAATCACCAAAGAAGCTTAATAACATAAACATAGTTGAATTACGGTCATTGTTATTACCTTATTGTAATTCAGTTTATGTTTCTGATAGTAATTTTAGTTTAACTTCTGTATATGAAGCAAGAAGATACTCTATAAAAACAAAAGTAGAGATTAATAAATGGAAAGCAGAAGAATATGATTGTGATGAATTTAGTTTTGCTCTTGCCGGATATTGGAATTTAGATTTATATCAATTTGCTTTCGGAATAGCTTGGAGTAAAAGACATGCCTTTAATATAATGATTGATAACAAAAAACAAGTGTTTATTGTTGAACCTCAAACTAACAAATTCATACCAATAGAAACAGCAATGAAGAATAGTTTATACTATCCTTTGAATTTTATAATTATATAAGGTTGTTTTATGAATCACACAACAAAATGAAATGTAAGATTTGCAAAAATAGAGAAACTACCAGTATTTATAATGGTATTACTATTTGTAAGTTTTGTTGTTATATGATTAAAAATGATAAGATGCCATTAGGAACTTTTCTTTATAAACTAAAAGAAAAAATTAGAATGAAAAGACAATATGAATATTTAGTTGATGAAATGGTAAAATGTTATCCTTTTCTTATGAAGAAAAATTCAAGAATTATTTTAAGAGAAGAAGTTGATAAAGTAAGAAAAAACGCATTTATCATCTATAATAGACTTTACAAAAAACAATATTTCGTTGTTTAAAGCTCTAATATACCTAAATTTAGCATATTTGACTATTTATTAAATTATATAATCAAAACAAAAACATTTAAATACTGTTAATATTTATAATATTTATAATAATAAAATGGAAAACATAAAGATAATAAAAAAAGTTACCAGAAATAAAACTCAGAAGTTTATTACTATTCCAAAAAATAGTAATATTGAAGCTGGTGATTATGTTGAAGTGATTAAAAAGGAGTTTAAAGAAAAATGAAAACTGTACAAAGTAGAAAAATAATCACTTATGGAGATAGCTGGGGAGTATCCCTTAACAAAGCTATTATGAAAAGAAAAGGATTTAATATAGGAGAAATTGTAAGAGTTACAGTTGAACCTGAATTAGATGAAAATTTAAAAGAAGTTATCTTTGCAGAAGTAGCAGCAAAGAAGATGAGAGCAGAAAAGACAAATCTATTGACTATTAAGTTAGTTAATGATGAGACACTACAAGACGAAGATAATGATGGACAAGCAGAAGAAAATGGACAATCAACAAAAAAATAAAAGACATATTAATAATTTTACAAATATAGGTATATTTACTAAAGATATACATTTCATAGTATTACTAAATACAACAGTCGTTTCTTTTAAGAGGTCTTCTATTGGTGTGAAGACCTCTATTCCTATTCTTAATAATTACAATGAATTAAATTTTATGAGCTTAGTTCATAATCTTAATGAGTAATATAAAAATGGAGAACAAAAAAATGGAAGATAAAAAAATAGCAGAAGATACTTATTCCTGTAATTGGGAAAAAGTAAATGCAGCTGCAGATACTGTAGACAAAGAATTAAATTTTAGAGAAGAAGAATGGGCAAGGCTACAAGATGAATAAAATAGAAAAAGCTTTGATGAATGACTTTGTCATAAAGAAAAGAATTGGAGATGACTACAATGTACAGGCAAAGGTTGCTAAATGTATTCTTGATACATATAGAGAGCAACGAGTAAAAAGTAAAATAGGAGGTAAGACAAATGACAACAGAAAAAGATTTTTTGGCTTATTCTAATTCAGACATTAAAACTGTTGAATTAGATGAGTTAGTAAATCAATATTGTGATTTGGTTTTAACTAATGGTTTTAGTTATACCGGAATATTACTATCAGTAGAAGATACTTATGTTATCTTTATGGATAGGAGAGATGGAACAAGACAATTTTATAAGGAGAAAATATTTGTCTGTTATAAAAGAAAGAAACCAACAAATAAAAAAGAACCGGAGGATTATAAATGATAGGTAGTACAGTAGAATATGCTTTGGTTAATGGAAGTAATTATTCTTTAAAGGTTTCTGTTAATGATGATATTTATAAAAATATTGAATTAACAGAAGATGAATTTGGAACTATCTTTAGAGGTATGTTTAGTACTTTAAAAGATATAAGAGCTAATAAGCAGGAAGGTATATGTTATGGAGAATAATTTATATCAAGTAAATCAGTATGAAAATACTGGTTCACTTCCTGTATTTAGAGTAGAAGTTTTCAAAGATGGTGAATCTTATGACGGAACTATAGTTGATTACAATCAATATAAACAAATCTGCAATATTTTATTAAGTGGATTAGTTTAGTTGATAAAAACAAAAATAATTAAATTATAGGAGTATAAAAAATGAAACATAAAAAGAAAGAATTAAGCAAAAAGAATATGAAAATAGCTTTGTGGATAGTTGGTGGTTGTTTTAGCTTTGTAGTATTAGTTGCATTATTAGCAAGTGGTCCAGTCGTTCCAGAAACAGTTGATAATTATCAAGCTGATAATTCATTAGCATATGTTATGACTCAAAGTTTTATAGAACCAATGCTAATATCACCAGCTTCGGCTAAGTTTCCAGCTGGTATTGATACAACAATAATTTATGATACAAACGGAATTTACTTTGTTCATGGATATGTTGACAGTCAAAATAGCTATGGAGCAATTATAAGAACAAGTTATTCAGCTGAAATTCAACATATCATTGGAACTACAAAGTGGAGTTTGATTGATATTAAATTTTATTAACTATGTTTATAATTTTTATTTTTTATTTTTTTAAAAAAAGAGGTGAAGACCTATATACTAGGATATATATATTATAGAATAATTAAGTTTATATACTATAATTAATTATAATTAATATGAAAAGACAAATAAAAAAACACGGAAACAGCTTTGTAATAAAGCTTGAGCCTGTTGATATAAGAGAATTTGAGTTGAAAGAAGGAGATTGGATTGACATTCAGCTTAAAATAACAGAAGAAGAACTTATGAAAAAAGTTGAAGATAGACTATTTGAAAAACTAAAGGAGTCAAATTTATTAAAATAATTTAAAAAAAGGGGATGATAAAAGAAATGGAAACGGTGATATTGAAAGTAAAATTAAGGAGAGGTAGCATTTATACTATAAATGTTTCTGAACAAAATAATGAATTTATTTCTGGAACTGATAAATTTGGTTATCCTATTAAAGTTAAAATGAGTGATATTGAAACTATGTTTCCTGTTACTACTGGAAAAAAAGAGGTGACAAATGGTAAATAATATTCAACAAATGTTTTTGATGAAAAGAAGTCAAGCCGAAATTTGTGATACTATTGCAAAAACTTTAATGAAAAAACATAATTTCTTATCTATTGAAAGTAATGCTAATAAAAATGAAATGTATGTTTATGAAGATGGTATTTATGTTGATAGTGCTAGAAAGGTTATAAAACAATTTTGTGAAAACGAGATGACTAGTTTTGCTAAAACTAATATGATTAATGAAGTAATAAATAAAATTGAAAGAACTACTTATATTGATAGGAGTTTATTAACTGATAGTGATATTGATTATGTTTGTTTGAATAACGGTATATTAAATTTGAGAACTAATGTCTTGATAAAACATACTCCTGATATTATTCTGACTACTAAGCTTAATATTGATTATGATAAAGAAGCTAAATGTAATAAGTTTATAGACTTTTTAGTAAGTACTATTGATGAAAAAGATTTAGAGGTAATTCAAGAATGGTTTGGATTTATGCTTAGAAGAAGATATCATGAAAAGAAAGCATTTGTTTGTATTGGACCAACCGATACTGGTAAAACAGTATTTTTAAATATTGTAAGAGCATTTATTGGTGGTAATAATATAAGTTCGGTTGATTTGCATGAAATATCAAATGATACTCATGCATTAGATAATTTATATAATAAATATGTTAATATAAATGATGAATTAACATCAGGTGATTTAAGTGATGTTAGTAGGTTTAAGAAATTAACTGGTAGAAGTGTATTAAATGTTAATCCTAAGTTTAAAGATAGATTTTCCTTTGAAAACTTTGCTAAATTAATGTTTGCTACTAATAAGATGCCATGTTTAAAAGAAACTATTGAAGACCCTGAGTCTTATTATAATAGATGGATTGTAGTATTCTTTGATAATATAATTGAAGAAAAAAATAAGGATAAGGAATTGATAGAAAAAATAACTACTCCAGAAGAGTTGAGTGGATTATTAAATTGGTCTATTGAAGGTTTGCAAAGGTTATTGAGTAATGGTCAATTTAGTACTGATATAAAATGGCAAGAAATTGAAAGAATAATGAAGTCAAGTGGTGAATCAGTTTATTCTTTTGAGACAGAATGTTGTGAAGAAAGTTCTGGTAATTTAGTAAATAAAGATAATATGTATGAAGAATATACTAAATATTGTATTTTAAATAATAAAACTTATGAAAGAACTAAAGAAGCCTTTGGTAAAAAATTCAAACCAAATTATGTGGTTAATAAAAACAATGGTCCAGAATTGTATAAAGGATGGCTTAATATTAAAATAAAGGAGGTATTACCGATATTTGGAGTATAATTTATATGATTTATAGGTTAAAAAAATATTATATTTATATTTTTAATAATATAAGATATATTAATTCTATAACATATAAAACATATAAAAGTATATAAAAAAGAAAATGACAAAAACTAAGTGTGAAGTTTATTCAAGAGTAGTAGGTTATTTAAGACCTAAGACAGAATGGAATGACGGAAAACAAGCTGAATTTGATGATAGAAAAGGATTCAATACTAATACTTATCTTTTACAAAAAAGTGGTTTAGAATGCTTTAAAACGGTAAAATCAGCTATATTAAAGGAGGATATGAACTAATGGTTAATAATTATTTCATTTATTATAGATAGTTTATAAAACAAACAATAATGGCAAATATGAATATAAAGAATTATGGTTTTGGAAGTGGATATATGACTCCAGAACAAGAAGTAGCAGCAAGAGAAAAAGGAAAGCATCTACCTAAGAAAAGGAGATGGACTAAAGACAGATGTGTTGAGGAACTAGAAGATTGCTTAGACTCATTTAAGGCAATATTGAAGGAACAATCAAAAATTAATAAAGACAATCCTTTGAAAATAAAGCAAGAAACTATTAGAGATTTGAATACATTACAAAATAGGATTTTAGAGTATATGAAGATGTTATATCCTCCTCCTAAACAAATTGAACTTACAGCTGATATAAATATGAATGTCATAAAGAAAGAAGGCAAGTTGATTGAAATGGCAAAAAGAATTATTGAGATGAAGCTATTAGACAAAGCTTATATTCAGTGGGTTAAAGAATTTGGTGAACAACAAGCTGATGCTATGAGATATATTATAGATATAAAATATATGTCTGATTTAAATGAAGTTTTAAAAGGAGCAAACAAAATTAATGAATCATTAAAATATACTGAGGATGGTATTGTATTTTATAAGGAAGATGATGATGATTTAGATGAATTTGTAGAGGATTATGAGCAATATAAACAAAGGAAGAAGAAGAAACGAAAGGTTGTAATAGAATGAGAATTATAAAAGGAGGTTTATTATTATGAGTATGACAAATTTTAAGTTTATAAATAGTGGTCATCTTAATGTCAGAAAGAGTGTTGATGATTTAGATGAAGAAGAAAGTATACAATTAGAAATGGCTTATCAATTAAAAAGAATAGCTGATAAATTATAAAATGACTGCTAATTGGAGAACTAATAATTTTAATATAGGAATGTTTGTAGGTAGAAGATGTATAATAACTCTTTTTACCGGTTATGATTATATTGGAGAAGTTAAGAGTTATAAAAATGGATTAGTGAGGTTTTTTGATGATATATACAAAGCTGATATTTGTTTTAATATAGCTTCAATAACAAAGATTGTAAAAGAAAGAGATTATATTGGTAAACTTAATAGAAATAAAAGGATGGTAACAGTAAAAAGTATATAGGTTTATTTTATAAATTTATTAATTCATAATCCTAACGGATAAAATAAGAGTTATTAATTTTTTTAAGAACTTCAACCTTCTTATATCCCCTTTGATTAATAACTCTTATTTTTAATTATAAATATCATAGTGGCTTAGTCACAATATCCAGTGAAAAAAACATAACAATAGATTGATTATCACGATTGTATTTGTTCGATTTATTCGACGCTGGATATCATATTTATTATATATTATATAATTTAAACAAAAACCTTTAAATACTCATAATATCTTTATATAATAATATATAATAAAATGGTAAAACAAAAAGTTTCAATTCCAATACAAGATGCTTATACCGTATTAGAAAATAAGGTTAATACAGCATTTAATGTTATGAGTGATTTAGTAGTAGATGTTAGAAGTCTACAGCAATCAGTATTTGATTTAAATTCAAAGGTGAAAGAATTACAATGAGTGAAAAAATAGATGTAAAAACTTTGTCAAGAGAACAATTAGAAAAGATTGCAAGTATAGTTCTCGATACAGATAAGACATCGGCTATATTACAAGGTATCTATGAAAATATGGTGGTGACAGGATGAAAGGTTTTATTAATTCTTATGATTCAAGAAAACGATTTGGATTTATAACTTCAGCTGATGGAGAAGACTTATTCTTTCATAAAAAGGATTGTACAAGAGAAGTATTAATAGTTGATTTTGATGTAGTACAAAGTAGTAGAGGATTAAAAGCAGTTAATGTTAAAACACTTCCATCAAAAGGAGTAAAGTTAAAATGATGAAGACAGTAGATGAAATAATTAATGAATGGGACACAGCTTATGCAAAAAGAAACGAGCAGAAAGCAGTAATAAGAAAAATAGTTGATGATATAAATAAAATAAAAAATATCGTTGATATTAATTCAGTATCAGAAGTTGAAGAGGATACCTCTTCAGCCTCTCCTAATATATCAAACTTATCAGGTGGTATTAAATATGAATGATTATAAATTAGCTAATCTTATAAAAGAACAAAAAGAAATGATTACAGACTTTAAAAATATGGCAGTAGAGATAAAAACATTAAATGAATTAGAAATATTACAAAAGAAAGTTGATAAACAATCATTAGTATTAGAAATTATGAATGAAGATAGATTAAATGTTAATAGCTTTGTTTGTTTAAAATGTGGTTGGAATTGTACAGCAACATTAGTTGGAGCACCAGTTAAATGTGGTGGTTGTGGAAGTAAAGAATTTTTAGAAAGAGCAATAGTAGTTACTAAAAAAGGTAAAGTAAATAAGCCGGTTTATATCAAGTTCAATCCTGATACTAATAATTATAAAAATAAAGTTATGCAAAAAGCTGATGTTGATATAAAGGAAATAGCATCACAAACAAATTCAACAAAAATAAAGGAGGATAATAAGATAATGGAAGACGAAAAAACTTATAAGATTAAGTGTTCTAACCAAAATTGTTTGTTTGAGTATGAAACACAAGAAGCAGATTTGAATACTCATAGACACAAACAATGTCAAGTTTGTGGTAGACCTACAATAGCGACTAAGAAATAAAGTTATTCAATTAAATTATACAGGAGGTTTAAAATGAATAAATTAACAAAAATAAAGAAACTGGAAGAGGAAATGAAGTTACCAAGACTTAGTTTAAATAGAGTAGCAGAGATTTCAAAAGAATTAGATGAATTAGTAGAAGTAGAAGCATCAAAAGATGAGACTATTGGAGAAGTTGGTGAAGATAAAGAAGATAAAGAAGATAATGAAACATCAGAAGGTGTTTGTTTAGAACAAGCTAAAAACGGATTATCAATTTATAGAGATTACAACAAAGTATCTAATAACAGTAAGCTTAAGAGGTTGGTTAGATAATGGCAGCAGATATGAGATATGTACAGATTAGTGGTACAGGATATCCAACAAGTGGAACAGTAGCAATGGTACAATTATTTGCTCAGAGCGGTACAACTCTAATTCCAGTGCGTTGTGATATAACTGGAGCTATTGAAAATACAGTCTAATTAAATAACGGAGGATAAAATATGAATAAAGAAGAAATAAAGGAAGTAGAAAATAAAGTAAGAATAGTTGATACTAAAATAGCTATTATAGAAGCTAGACAAGAAGGTTTAGTATTAGAAATTTCTGAGCATAGTCCTGGTAAATTTAGAATTAACAGAGATTATAGCAAAGAAAGTGAATCTAATAATAAATTAAAGAGGTTAAGTAGGTAATTATGAAGATGGCTTATAAAATATTCAGTTACAAATTAAATATTAAAAAGGAGGAAAGTAAATGGCAAATATAGATGATATGATTTTCACTCGTGGTGAAGATGGTACTTTAATAGCTCAGGAAGTTGAATTAGAAAGTATAAAAGACAAACCAAAAGTTAAAGTAGTACCATTGACAAGAGGAAAATTACAAGAAATTTATGCATTAGCAAATTCTGATGATATTAATGATAAGATTAAATCAGATTCAGAAATTATTAATTCAGGACTAGTTGAACCAGTTTTAACAGCAGAACAAGTAGCTGATTTAAAACCAGACTGGGCAGTTGCTATAACAACAGCAGTTTTAGCAATTAGTTTGAATATATCACAATCAGATGTTAATAAACAAACAACTGAAGTTATAATGGATAAAGAGTTTGAGTTAAAAAAAAAATAGAAAGTGAGAATGACCTTGCTTTATGGTTACATACACAAGGTTATAATTTCTTTTCTATGCCTAAATTAACTTTTGGAGAAATAAATGGATTATTGGACGCAAAAAAGAGAGAGATTAAAAAACAAGAAAGAGAACAAAAAAAGTCTGAAAGACAATCCAAGTCAAAAGGAAGATTTAGATAATATAAATAAAATGGAAATAAATAAGATAAGATGGTAGGAATGGCAGGTTCATTAGCAGGTGGAGCAGCTGGTGGAGCAACAGTAGCTATAGTTATACAAGCTGTAGATAAGTTTAGTAGTGTGTTTACATTAGCTAATAAAAAGTTATTATTAGTTGGTGGAGCTATTACAGCAGTAGGATTAGCAGGTGCTGGAGTAGTAGGTGGTTTAATAAAAGTAGCAGGACAATTTGAACAAACTAATATTGCATTTACTACAATGCTTGGAAGTGCTGAAAAAGCAACAAAAGTATTAAAAGATTTAGCTGATTTTGCATCAAGGACTCCGTTTACTATAAGTGGAGTAGAAGGAAGTGCTAAGCAATTATTAGCTATGGGAATAGAGGTTGATAATTTAATACCAACATTAAAATCATTAGGAGATGTATCAGCTGGATTAAATGTTCCATTAGATAGGTTAGCTTTAAATTTTGGTCAAGTTGCAATTCAAGGTAAATTAACAGGAAGAGAACTTAGAGATTTTGCAATAGCAGGTGTACCATTAGCTTCTGAATTAGCAAAGAATTTAGGAGTAACTGAATCAGCAATAGCTGATATGGTTAGTGCTGGAGATATTGGATTTAAAGATGTTGAAGCTGCATTTACTAGTATGTCTAGTGAAGGTGGTAAGTTTTTTAATCTTATGGATAGTCAGAGTAAAACATTTTTAGGTCAAGTATCAAACATTCAAGATAGTTTTATAAAAATTGGTAGAGTTATGGGAGAAGTATTCTTACCGGCAGCTACTTCAATTGCTGAAGTATTAGGAAAGATAGTTGGATGGATGGAACAGCATCCTACTTTAGTGAAATGGGGAGCAGCAGTATTAGGAATAGCAACAGGATTAGCATTAATAGTTGGACCATCTTTAATTATAGCAGGATTATTACCAGTAATAGCAGCTGGTTTAACAGCAGTTAGTATTGCAGGATTACCTGTTTGGTTAGTAGCATTATTAATAGCGGCAGCATTAGCAGCAGTTATAGGTGTAGGATATTTGCTTATAAAACATTGGGATAAGATAAAAGAATCAGCAGCAAGTTTAGGTTATTTTTTGAAGAATGTATTTATTGATGTAGCTAATATTATATTAACAGTATGGAATAGAATTATAGATATAGTAGAAAGTAGCATTAATAGGACTATAAAAGCTATTAATCACTTAATAAATGCAGCTAAATCAGCAGCTAAAGCAGTTGGAATAACTCTAAAAATAGGAACTATTCCAGAATTAGACTTAGGAAGATTTAAAGCTGGAATGTTAGAAAAGTCAGCTTATATTGCACCTACAAAATCTGAAGCTGGTACAGAAGCAGCACAAGCATCTTCATTAGTATCAAATGTTGGTGGTATAACAAGTTCAGCTATTTCAGATGATATAGGTGGTACTTCTACAAGTACAAAGTCTATAAGTTCTTCTAGTGAGAGTTCTTCTATGAGTCTTAGTAGTTTAGAAGAAATTAATTCAAGAATAGCGGCAGGAATAAATGATTTAGTTATATTAGCAAAGGCAAGAGAACAAAGAGGTAATAATATTGTTATAGAAAATATTAACGGTTTAACAGGTAGAGATTTAGCAGATGCATTACAGGAGGAACTGCAGAAACGAACTGCAATGATTTAAGATGGCAATTTATAATAAATTATTAATAAACAATAACGAGTATTTTACTGATAATATTGAACTAGAAAAGAATATAAGTGATTATGGAATATCAAGTAGTTTTAATATAAAAATTAATAATTATGCAGGAAAGTATGACAACACTTTTGAATTAGGACAAGAAGTAATTATATATGCAGATAAGGATGTAACTCCTGCTATTACTAAAATATTTACAGGAATAATTGAAACAGTTGATTATAGTGGTAGTGAATTAGATGAAACTATCTCTTTAAAAGGTAGAGATTATACAGCTATATTACAAGATTTGAATGTACAACCAGTTGTTTATAAGGATATAGATGTTGGTGATTTAATAAAATCTATTGTTGAAAGTACAGCTAAAGGAGTGGTTACTATAAATAATGTTACTAGACCAGTTGGAATAAAAGTAAATAGGATAGTATATAGTTATAAAACTGTTTATGATGCATTAAAAGACTTAGCAGAACTAGTTGAATATTACTTTTATGTAGATGAAAATAAAGATTTACATTTCGTTCCAAGAAATACAATATCTTCAGGCTTAACATTTGATAATACTAATATTTTATCAGCTAATTTTAAATCTAATGATAGTAATATTTTTAATAAAGTATGGGTATATGGAGATACTATTTTAACTGGAGCTAATGAACAATTTAATACAGAAAACTATTATCCTGGTAGTGTTTATACACTTACTGATTTACCTCATAATACAAGAGTATTTTTAGATAATGATATTCAACAAAGAGGTGGAGTATTAGATTTTATTGGAGCAGTTAATAGTGCAGAAGACCTTAATAATCCGGCAACAGCATCAGGTTTAAAATGGTTATTAGATTATAGTTCAAAACAATTAATATTTGTTTCTGGAACTGCGGCAGGTGATAATATTCCTACTACTGGAAGTTTAAGTATTGATTATGACAGAAATACTACTATTGTTAAATATGTACAAGATGTTGATAGTATAATTAGTTATGGACCTAAAGAAAAGATTATAGTTAATAAAGAAATAAAAGATTATCAACAAGCTACTAGTAATGCTACTACATTTTTAGGAGAAAACAAAGAGCCAAAAATTCAAGGTGATATAGACATTTATGGTGTATTATCAGTTACTCCAGGAGAAACTGCAGTTGTTAACATTCCTTTTCATAGTATTAATAATCAAACTTATAAAATATTATCAGCTAAATATTCTTTTAATAAAAATAGTTGCTTATCAAATAGAGTATTAAGTTTAACTATGAACTTAAAAAACAGAGATTTTGCAGATACTTTAAAAGACCAAATGTTAAGGTTAAGACAATTAGAAAATTCAAATATTGCTGGAACTTTAGCAAGAGTTGAAACTAATATAGAACCGGTTGAAGTAGAAAGACATTGGGAAGTAAAAACTCAACCAATTGGAGATGCTTTTATATTGCACCATCCTACTAATGGATTTATTGAAAGTCCTAATAGTTTAATTGGAGAAATGAGAGAAGACCAAGTATTGGTTGTTAGTGGAGGAGATTATTAAAATGATTTATAATTATAAAATAAGCAAAGGAGGACAAAATGGTTTTAGTTAATGATAGTTTAAATACTATAGCTAATATATTTGCAGGAAGTGGAGTAGTTATAAGCCATACTGCTATAGGAACAGGAAGTG